GGAGATTAGGGATATTTGCGTCCGTAATGCGGAGCTGGTACTGAACCCACAGGTCAACGTTCTCGCGGACATCGGAATCAAGATAGACGTATCTAACCTCTCCCTCGCGGTCGTACATCTCGAACCAAATGTTCTTGGGGTCAATAGGACTGTACGCCTCGTTGCGCTCTGCTAGGATGTCTGGAGGAACTGCCTGGCTGCGCTTCTTGCCTTCGAACGTGAAGAACTGAGGGTTATCAGTAGGCCTTGGCTGGTCCTTAGCCATCGTGGGCGAGCCCAAGTTTGGGTCGTAGTCTGGTTCGCCTTCGGGGGCGTTGGAGTACTTCCAGTAGTTATTGGCCTTGTCGATGTACCAGTAGTCAAATAGACCGAACTCACCAGTCTTGAATATGTAAGAGTGGGCGGGGTCTACAAGGTCGGGCATGATGCCCTTAGCGAGGTCAGCAGCGGTGCCTAGACCAGTTCCGTAGTTATCCATATCCTTCTTAGCCTCACTGTTGTTGATAGAGGGGCCGGATTCCACCATTACATGGTTCTCCACCAACTCGTGAATGTGGTCGTCGCCCGTCTTGATAGGAAGACCGGAAAGGATCCCACGAACCTCATGCTGGTGTCCTGCGCCATCCGCAACGGACGACACCACCTGTGGACCCGTTCTAAGAGTCCATCTATGTGCGTGTCCTTTATTCTGTCCCGAAGAGTCCATCATTCACCTTTATTCCCCAAGTAACTTCATTGCTACAGCCGCTGCCACAGGAATAAAGCCTCCTGCGAGCCCCCACAAGCCAGACTTGACTTTGAGCATTCCGACCTGGATTTCCATAGCAGTCATGCGCTTGCTAACCGCTTCGAGCGAATCTGTGTGCTGCTTTAGCTCGTGAAGAACTAAACGCTGGTACTCCTGCCATCCGTTGCCCCCTTGAAGTTGGGACTTTGTGTCTCGTCTATCCATTAAGAAATCTCTCTAAATACAGCGTAGATAAAGCCGTCCTCATCTGCAGGGCAGGAGGATACGGAAAGAAGCTTCTTGCTTCCATCCTTACACTTATACTCACCAAGAACTCTTCGCACTGCCTTGCCTGTGGCTAATGCCTTTGTAACTTCTTCGTAGAATACGTTGTTTTTATCTTCAACTAAAAACTCTCTCCAAGGACGACTAATAAGCTCGTCCTGCGTGTAACCCAACGTCTCGCTCATAGCGGGGTTGGCGTATACAAAATGGGAATCTTTCTTGTCCACATTCTTGATTATTGCCAAACCATCTAATGTCTTCTCTGCAAATGCTTCAAGCTGAGAGAAAACCAAAATACTGTTCTCAATAAGTTTCTCTAAGTTGTGTAGTGCTTCTGTTCGTTTCTTGATCCTACAAGTTGCCGTATCTAAGCTATGCTCCATCATTTTCACTTTGTGAAGCGACCATAGCCAGGCTACTATAGCTCCTGAGGCGGCGCAGATAAGTGTAATCTCAAATGGTTGCATCTTCTTCTCCTAAGTAGTCCAGGAGGTATCCCTTTACCTCTGCTCTTAGCAGTTCTGGGTCAGCGTCTTCAACCGCATAACCCGGCCAAAGCTTCTCAACAATCTTCACCAAAATCTCTGGGTCAAGAACTGGCACAAGCTCAATGAGCTTCTGAGCGCCATCTTCCGTATCAAAATCGAACTCGTAAAGAGACTTCAACAGACCTTCTACGTCAATTCCCTTAGAGATCTCTAAGGACATAATAGCAGAAGTGTTATCCTCATCAAAGCCAATAGTGAAGTCAGCGATAGAATAAGTCTCTTCCGTGTTGTGAGCCTTCTGAATGAAGTCTCCTACGGGATGACCAGCTTCTTCAATAGTAGGGTACGGGTGTACGTACTCTGCCTTATGCTGGAGGGAGCCATCTCCGCCCTGTCGAGAGCAGTTATCTCCTCCACCGTGTAAACATTTACGTAACATATTACCTTTTCTTTCTGGCAGCTAGGTGGCTTCGTAGGTAGTTAGGTAGATAATCCAGGAACCTCTCACCGTCTTCTATACTCAAAAGCTCTTCTTTGTCACCCGTAGTTGCAACCATCTTAGTCATTTTGAGAAAACCCAACATAGTCTGATCGGAGGCTTCCACCTTCTCTTTGTCGTAGTTCCACCAAGCAGAGCCTATGATTTCAGAGCTGTCACCGTGCGACAAGAACTCGATTTCGTGACCTATTCTAGGTTCTTTTTTGTCTTTAGCCATTATTTACCCCCTTGCAGTTTGCCGAACTTATCCTGCATCTGCTTATACTGTGCATCCAGAGCTTTTACCTTGCCCTGCAACTTAGCTTTTCGCTCCTCAGGAACGCCTCTCTTCATCCTCTTTAGATCCCTCTTAGCGTCCTTCAACATCTTTCCGTGATGAGACAGGGCTACTTCTTGAGCGCGCAGCTGCTTGCTGGATTCAATAGCAGCGGCTGGAGACTGCGCGGCCTTTTGGCCCTGTATAGGAATATCAACATCTGCGGAACCAGACTGTTGACCGGCTGCCATAGCTTGTGCAGCTGCGTTGGGCTGAGGGGCCTGAGGATCTATTTTAGCGGTTGTGGCACCACCAGAGGGAGGTTCGGTAGACCCAATGGCGATAGGTCCTTGGTTTTTTATCCTACGAACAGCGTCGGCCAAGTTCCTTGGTAATCCAAGCTTAGAGTCTTTGGACTCAGCTGGCTTAGGAGTCTGTCCTGTATTCAGGTTGAGAGGCAACGGAGCGCGACCGGTCCTAGCCTCCGCATGCTTGAAATCTAACTCCGAATACAGCGCTTCCATTCCGGGGGGAACGAAATTAGCAACTACCTTCTTGCGCGCCAACAGGATTTCCTCGGAGGCTTTAGCTCTTTTCTCGCTCATCTGGGCGTTCTGCCTACCTATTTCTTTTTTACACTCATCTATAGCGTAGAATTGGTCTGTGGTGAGTTCTGCATCCCACCTAGCATTGCCCTTAATCTTAGCCATTTTCTCTATTTGGACAGTGATCTTACGCTTCGCAAGATCTTGTGCCGTGGATACATCATTATAAATAGGTCTCTGGGCTAGGCTAATCTTTCCATCTATCAACGAACCATGCTTAGCGCTACCCTCAGGGGACATTAGATACCGATGAGAACGAGCGTACCTCTCGTATCTATGTTGCTGCCCTTTACTTCTTTCATTATCACCTTGTGCTCTACCTGATAGCTGCTTTGGGACCGCAACGTCCATGAAAACGCCTTCCTTTTGGAACTGTTTAGCAGTTTCATGCTCTGGGTGGGACGGGTCTGCAACTCTGTCGTCAATCCAGCCGAAAGCGAAGTCTTCAAAAGCGGCGTTACCTTCCGAAAAGTAGGTACTTCGGTCTGCGTACCGGACCGTAGCCATACCTGACCGCTCGGTTCCGCCATGACTTTCGCCTCCTCCGATAGCCGCGTAAGGGATCTTACCGAACTTATCCTGCACATGCAGCAAGTACTTAGCCCTAAGATAAGTTTGGGCGGCTCTCCATGTGGTCATGTGCTCCGATAGACTACCATGAACCTGATCCCAAGAGGTGTTGTTGATCTTCTCACGCATCCCATCGGGTACCTGAAGTTTCATGTTAAGCTTTTCCATTCCCTCATGGAAATGGTTTCTAAGCCCGCACATACCTCTACCAAATGCAAACCCGTGATCAATGGCATATCCATTCTCATCATCAAACATCATATTGCCCCAATGACGATCGGTATTGCACATAATAATGTCGTGGCAGGCAGTCTCTTCCATATGCGCCCTGGTCTTCTCTTTATTCTTTGACCTAGCTAACATATACTGGACCACTCTTCGAGGGGTGGGGTCTTTGTGTACCTCTCCTCTAGCTGCCGCCTTCTTATACAAAGCGACTCCATCGGAGGATCCATAAACCCAACCCTGGATACTATGTTTTATATTCTCATATATTCTGTATGTCGTAGTGGCAGCTCTTCCGAAACCTCCCAGGTTGTTGGGGGCACCGTAAAGCTCTTGGACTACACTTCCGCCTACCTCATTCCCCGCTGTGTGAGCATGGGCGTAGTGGGGAGGCTTAGCCAGACCGGATCCATTTTCAACGATATCGAACTTCCAAACATTCTGCATATTAGAGGTGATACCTGCGTTTCCAGAGCCTTCATCCTTCTTAACATCTTGAATAAGCTGCTTATGGGCAATGATACCAGTAGAAAGATCTTCCTCTTGTACCTCCTTGCTATGGGCAGCCTGTTCGTATTCCCCTATGTCCATAATCTGGCGGGCAATTTCTTCAGGGCTCTTAGCAGCCTGGATCTCCTCTGGATCTTGTCCGGTTTTCTTCGCAATAATGGCATTATGCTTCTTTATAATAGTGCCATCTTTCTTGTGCATCTTGTGGCCGTTTCCACGGTTTTCTTCACAAGCTTTGCCTCCACCGAAAGGACATGCCTCCATCCCCGGTGGTGGGGCGAGTGATGGAGCTTCTGGTGCTGCCTGAGCGCCTGCGCCAGAGCCCTCGGGCCTACCAGGACCAGCAACGTTACCGGGGGCGGGAATGCCGGGAATGCTTCCAGGCTTAGGAATGTCGTTTCCTTGGGTCTTCTCAGGACCGGGAGGCTTGGTCTTAGCGCTCAGTTGGCTCTGGTCAACGGCCTTGCTGATGTGGTCCTTGTACCTAAACTCATCCGTAATTGCAAGCCTACCGTCTTCCCAGCTCATACCTGGGGGAACGTATACTAGCTCACAGAAGCAGTTAGGGTGTGCAGGAGGCATGACGGGCTTCCAGCCCATGTGGTAGCCTCGGGTGCGCGAGTGGCTAACCCCTTCGTCGGAGTTCGCTCCCTGAGCCACTAGGTCCTTCAGCTTGAATATGCGAGGATTCCCTGTGTCCGTCAGGTATAGATTGTGGCAGTCTTTGCAGGCGTCTCTGTTGGGCACAACGCTGACTGAGGACTCTGGTCCACCGGAGGAGGCGTAAATGTCTACCTTGTTGGCGATAGCCATAGCTATGCCACGGGTCTTTGCGCGGTGCATCTCCGTGACCATGAGCTTCTTGAAGCCGCTAGTCAGGTTGGTTCCAAGCTTGTTGCCAATGGAGGAAGCCAGCTGTTGGCGAGTCTTCTTCTCAGCCAGGGCCAGGGCAAGCTCATCCTCAACGATCTCCTTGACAGTAGCGTCTGAAAGGAGATCCTGGGTGACTTGGTGAAGACGCGCAGAAGCCCCAGCTGCTGCCGAGTCTGCAAGGGCATTGAGACGGTGTGCAGTGTGGAGCTTAGCTTCTCTAATCGCTAGTTTCTCAACAGAGGAGAACTTTCTCTTCTGGAACTTCGATAGCTTCTTTAGCGTCAAGTCCTTATACTCGGACTTGTTGGAGAGCGCACTAACGCGCCCAAGAATGAAGGACCTTTCTACAAGACCTACCTCATCCCCTGAGGGTAGCTTACCGTAGTTCTTCAGTTCAGCTAGCTCCTCTTTTGAGACTAACTCTTTACCAAGTAACTTTACGGTCAGCCAGTTCATATGAATACGCAGTAACCTGCGCAATGACGCTAACCGATTGTCCATTGTATAGTTTAGTTAGAGGGTTTCTTAGCCGCACTAGGAATTACGCTTACGGCGGTACTTACTGCATTTTGCCCCGTCTTCATTCCTGCATCGAAACTCTTCTCTTGATCCTCATCATCTTTCTTCATAAATGCTTTGATCACTTCGTCGGGATCTACATCCTCTTCCATCTGAGCAGACACTGACTTGGTAGACTTGTCGATCTTTTCGTCTCCAAGGTACAAGCTGTCATCGAGGCCTCGTGGCTTAATAGCGCTTCCACGATTGTTAGTGTGCAGCGAGCCATCAGCTCTACGCTCACGTTCCATTGGGCTCAATGCCTTAACAACATAACCATCATCAGCCTCTTTGAAAAGGGGGTTAGGGTCACTATTACGCATTGGCTTTGGCGAATCTTTATATGATGGCATATTACTTTCTTCCTAAGAACTCTCTAATCTCGTCCAAATGGACTGATACGTTTAACTGGGCTACGCCGGGGGTATACAGGGAGACAACTCCCACTAACTTTCCGTACATAGATATTACTGGTCCACCCGAGTTTCCCTCAAATACTGGGGTCTGGTGCTGAAAGAACTTCCTTGGCTCTCCTCCGAAGAAACCGACCATTCTCATGGCATTTGACACAATATCAACCGTATAGGTCCAGAGGGCGTTGTTAGGGTGTCCTACGATGTATACCTGTTCTCCAACATAAGGGGCACGGTCTCCTAGAGTAAAAACAGTATGGGCTGGTAGTCTGGCTTTCTCTTCTTTGACTATTCTAAGGAGCGCTAAATCTGCGTCCTTGAACATCTTGATTACCTGGAACGTTGTCCACTTTCTATCCTCAAAGGTGCCGCCAGTTTGTAAGTAATCCTGATAGGTGGCTATGTTGATCTTATCCCCAATATCAGTTACGCAGTGATTGGCGGTTAGAACCTCGTACTGACTGATAAAAGAACCAGTGCAGAAAGCCCATTGGTCTCCTTCTTTATCGAAGAAGCTTTCGGGGGCCACAAGAGCCACAGTTGAGTTCGAAGCATGGTTAACCTGGTTGCCAGGAATAACTGGGGTTGGGTTGTATTTACAGCTGCAAAGAACAAGAACTATAAAAAGGAGGAACGGTCTCACATACGGCCTTTCACTCCCCTTTAAACAAATCTGATATCTCTAACTTCAAACAATCGAGCATCTCATCCAGGGCATCGCTAGCTTCCGCTAACAACTCGCTCTCCGCTGGATTGTTGGGAACAAACCTACCGTCCTCTTGCTGCTGAGCAGCCAACTTATTGAGGCCCTTACTGACGCGCCTAAGCTCATCAGAGGTGAGATTTGTATTGACTTTCATTAGGAGCGGGACTGACCACGGCCAGGAGTTGAACCACCACCACGACCGGCGTTGTAGTTAAGCTCTTCCTGAATGTGGGAAGCTACGGCTAGACGAATCTGGTCCTTCTCCATTTCGCTGATCCTGAACTGGACTGCAGCAATGGTGCCACATACGGCAGCGTTGCTCATGTCGTGGAACGGCATTGGGAAAAGAAGCCTAAGACAGCTTGCCTCTTCGTTATTCAGCTGGTCCACTCCACCACCATCTTTGGCTCGGTGAAGGGCGTCCACTACCTTGCTGACGGCATACTTGATATCGAGACGGCCATCGAGGTAACGACGGAAGAACTCATTACCACTTACGCGGTCTATAGGTGTGCGGTAGGAAGCGGAAGGCTTGGAGATCTGAGCGTATGGCTGATCTTCACTGAAGTCAGTTGCGCCCTCTCTCTGTCCAGCGAGACCTTCCTGGGACTTCAAAAGCTCATCGTTCTGTGGAACGAATCGAACTGGTTTGCGGGGAAGATTATTTGACATCAACAGCTCCTAGATATAATGGAAGGCTCTTCTTCACCTTCTTGCTACCCCCGCTGAACATGCTTCTTTGCTTGCTGTGCTGGGCGCTTAGTTTAGAGGACTTGGTATTCTTTGTTTTACGAGAGGAACTCTCTTGTTCCTGCTTAAGTTTTGAACGAAGCTTCTCGTCATGGGAAGGGCCTTTAGCCCCTTTGGCACCCTTCTTACCGGACTTCTTGCCCTGGCCCATGTCCTTGCCTTCTTTCTTAGAGTCCCTCTGCTGAGAAAGGTAGTCGTTGTAGTCAGCTTGGGAACGGAAGTAACGGTACTGCGGGGAGCCGTCCTTCTCTGTGCCAGTGACAACGCGAGCTACATAAGTACCCCCAGCGTGTTCTCCGGTCTGTTCCTTGCTCTTAGTAAGCAGTTCTTCTCGAATATATAAACGTTTTTCCATTAGCGTCTCCAGAACGGCTTGGTGGGAGGGGTGCTTGTATCAGGAGTCTTGTACTCGTGGTCGCCACACGGCTTGGGGGCAATCTGACCCGGAGTCTCAACACGACGTACCGGAACTACAGGAGGCTCGTGATCGGGACGAAGCTGCTCTTTGGAGATTCCAATGTCGAGGGGGTTCTGGGACAAGTCCTCAGTTGCGAAAACAGTTGGGGACTTGGAGCCTTCTGCTACGCCAAGCTTGTAAGCAACGTCCATGCGGGCACGTCGGCTAAGACCAAGAACAGCGAGGGCTTTGAGGGCCTTGGCCAAACTCTGCATACCTTCAGATTTTTCCATATCAGCTTCCATTACTTTCAACTTTTTGTAGTAGTCTGCGGACTCAGTGAGATGGTCTTTCACAATCTCTTTGGCCTTAACTTTGTCGGTGGTGTGTTCCGCCTCGACCTTAATTCCAGCTTTTAGCTGCTCCGGGTCAAAATCGGAGTCTGGACGATTGTCGCCTTTGCCGCCCTTAAGCTTTTCGGTGCTCTTATAGGTAGTCTTACTACCGACCTCCCCGAGAGGCTTTGGCTGTTGCTCTTTATATGGCATCTACAGAATACACTCCATTGAAGTATAACACTTTGTGTTATGCTTTTCCAGGCTTTAGATAGAGATTTGGCCTACCCTCGATATTACTATCGACAATAGACTTCTTGAGAAACAGGAGCTGGTCTGACTTGATCAGCTTCCCTTTCTTCTTTCCCAGTTCTTTCTTGAATTCGTCCATTGTCATTTCTTTCATCTTACCGAAGAATCTCGCATCATTAAAGTGCTGGAGATAGGCCGTTTTAGCCCTATCGGCATCCTTGAAGCCCAGCATAACCTTTTGTTCATCTACCTTCTCGAAGTCGAAACGCTTAAGCTGGGTGACAACGTACACCATCTCCGCGTCCTTATCCGGTCCTATGTAGACATCTACTTCATCCCCGTCTAATCCTAGCGTGCCTCTGACATACCCATAGGGGTATACCATTTTGGTCTTACCATGCTCATCAGCACTCTCATCGTACCAATGCCTGTTTGAGCCAGCCTTGTTCTCAATAGAGATAGGAAGACCCTGAAAGGTGGTCCTATAGGCTAGCTTATGTTTCATCTGATGCTGTCTTTCCAGTCATCCAAATCGTTAAGGTCAATCTCAAGGTACTTGCCATCAGACTGAGGAAGGACCAGAGACTTGCCAAAGGAGTCGCTATACTGAGGAGCATTTACTTCATCCTCTTCCTCTCCCATGCCACCGCCTTCGGCACCACCTTCGGCACCCTCCTGGGCTGCAGTCTGTGCATCCATTTGAGCCGTCTGCATATCCATCTGCTCTTTTTGCTGTTCCTCTTGCATCTTCTGCTGCATAGCCTGAAGGTACGTTGGGTTCATTGGAATGTCGCCATGCTCAAGGTCGGGAAGGTCGTCAGAGCGGCGTACCTCGTTCAGGGTGAGGTAGGAGGCCACCTGCTCCGTGCGGAGGGTGTGCTTCTCTTGCTCTGTAAGCTCTTCAAGACCTGCAAAGTCAAATACGAAATGGTCATCAATCTGGCTGATGATGTTCTCGTTAATCATCTTAGCGAGGAAACGAAGGAGAGGCTTTAGGCCTCGGTCACGAGATGCCTTTAGCTTCCACTCCTGCGAGGACTCAAACAAGGGAGTCTGCTGGACGCCGCCCTTGAGATCGAAGTTAATCTCGGCTGGGTCGATAAGGAACACACCACAAGTGATCTTGATGAGGTACTCCAACCAGGAGCCGTACTCCATGTCCTTGTTGGTTGGGTTCAGGTCGATCCAGTCAACACCCTGCTCAGACTGGAGAATAGGGGTTCTCCAAGCGTTGTCCACGCCCTCAAGGTTTGCGCGCCACTGACGACGGAACCCTTCAAGCTGGTCGGGGGTCATGGAGTCACCCTTGAAGTTCAGGATGCCCTTAGGAGCAGAACCCTGACTGAAGAAGCGACGGTTGTATTCCTCTGCGTAGAGGTGAGCGGTAACAGTAGTTACAAGCTGCTCAAGCTCTCCGTAGCCATAGCCCTGGATGTAGATGTCGGTACGTGGGTTACGCACACCGAAGATCATCTCGTCACGAGTGTATACGTTCTCAATCTGGCCATTGATAATCTGGACGAAATCAGCCTTCTTGTCGAACTTGGTTCCCTCGTAGAGCTTCAGAGCCCTGTATGGGTGGCGGTTCGGGGAGGCGTCAATCTCTGCCAGCATGCGACCACTGTAGTTCTGGGAACGTCCGTGCCAGTACTCGTTAGGTCCGAAAGGAGTATCTACAGCGGCGATGCGAATCGTAGCTGCGTCTACTGCCATGAACTCATAAGGAGCACCACGTCGGTCAGGAATGACCTCTACACAAGCCTGGTCGTACTGCAACGAGTCACGGACAATCTTCTTGAGGAAGCTCTCGAAGTCGTCACGCTTAGTGTTGTTGTGTGGGTTGGGCTTGTCGTTACCACAGTTGTAGATGAATCTCTCTAAGTCTTTGATGAACTCCTGCTCAGACTTGGTGGTCAAGTGGCTGGGGTCCTTGTGCTTAATGACGAAGCCTACGGCCTTAGAGGAACGGTAGGGTACGCTGAACGCGGCAACCTGGTTGCAGCGCGTCTGAAGAATAGCGGAGATGACGGACACCTGATGAGGGATTCTCTTCAGTACGTCATAGGTAAGAGAGTACTTCCTGTCCTTGAAGCCCATTGCGTACTGGATAGCAAGGGGATCGAACATCTGAGTACGCAGGCCACGAGCGGCCTCTTCAGGCTTCATTCTGGCTTTAGCAATATGATCTCTTACCATTGAGGGGACGGCCTTAGTTTGGTCGTTCCAGGCAGAGATTGTGTCGGTCCAGTCGTCGGTCATTTGGTGACAATCCTCTCATTAAGAGAAGCAATAGATTTGGTTAGGCGATCTTGTGCCCACTCGTTGAAGCGATGGCGGTCTTTACCGGTGATGATTGCTTGGCCCTTGGAGACTACTGCAGGGTCTAAACCTAGCACGTCAATCATGAACAAGGACTCGGTGTCGTTCGGACGAACCTTATTAAGCTCGTCACGAACCTCGGTGTTTAGAGACTTGAGGAACTCGATAGGGTTCTGACCTAGAGCTTTCTCTGCTGTCTCTTCTGTTGTCTCTTCTTCTTCCTCTTCTCCCTCCTCATCCGCCTTAAGCTTTTCATTGACAGAAGTCTCAACAGCATCCTTATCATCGTGTTTCCACTGCTTTCCTTTATCGGGATCGTCCTCAGTGACGATGCCTTCGTTGGCAACGCCAACTGGTCGCTTAGCATAAGAAGACTCATGCTGAATTCTAGCGCGGGACTCAGTAGGGGTGGTGCCGCCGATGTTAGGAGACTGTACCGCCTTCACTAAATCTGAATCTAAGTTGATATATAGTCCCAAAGACTTTTCTGTCTGCATGGAGGATTGCCCTACTTCTGCTCCCTTTTTTGGAGCCTTGACAGCAGTTTCTGCTGCTGCTGCTTCTTTATCTTTACTGCCGCTAAGCAAGTGGTGCCCACCTCTAACCGCGCCGCTAGAACCATAGTTTATTGCAGTAGAGGCCAGGCCACCTCCTGCCTCCAGAGAAGCGGCAGCCCCTCCTATCTGCTCTCCAGCTGCTCTAGCGCTGTCAAACATTTGGGAGTAGTTGGTTGGCGGCTTCTTAGAAACGTTTGCTTCCTGTTCCGATTTGTCTTCTTTTGGCTTCTTACCGTGGGGACCTGCTAGCTTCTTGCCCAGGGATAGAATCTTCTTCTGAACGTCAGTAGGCAAGTCCTCTATCTCTCCGTGCTTATCTAGCTCGTCCGCGATCTTCTCAAGCTGCGTGCGAGTTGCATCGTCCATATCCCCTCCTTCGAGGTTGGCGCGAATGTTCTCTGACAGCTCTTTAGCGGACTGCTTGTGGGAGTCTCTCGTCAGCTCTCCTTCGAAGGAGGTAACTGGGACGGCTCCATTAGGCTTCTTTTCCGGCTTGGTCTCAGCCTTGGCTTCTGCTTTATCCTTCCGTGCAGTAACCTGCGCCATTGCCTCATCCAACTTACCACGCTCAGAAGGGCTCATACCCTCTCGAAGCTTGTAAGCCTCCTTCATGCTGGAATCCACCTTCTTCCAGTCCTCTTTCTGCATGTGCTCAGAGATATCCATGAGATGACCTGCCAGGGCCTTGCTGTTTTCCTTCTTCTCCTTGACAGGATCCTTGGCGGCCTTAGTCTCTTTCTTCTTCTCGTCCGAAACCTTCCTAGCTCCCTCGGAAACGGGAGGTGGGGCTGTAGCTTGTTTAGCTTCCTCAATCTTAGCAGCGGAGGAAGAGGCTGGGGTTTTCTCTGCAGATTCTCCGCTGGAGGAGATAAGCTTCTTCTGTGGCTCCTGACTAGTAATCTCATCAATGAGCTTAGTCGTCTCGTCCTTCACCCCTTCGGCAGCCAGCTCGCTGACAAGGTTCTCGGCTTCGCCCTTACCACCTCTAGCGCCAGAACCCTCTGGACGAGCCCATGCACCGGACTCGGTTTGGCTCCAACCACCCTCAGCAGGAGGGGTTCCACTGCCTGACCAGTATTCCAGCGTTACACCAGAACCGCCTAGTGCTTTGGCACCCTCGGAGACCTTTGGGGGAGGAGCAGCTGCTCCTGGGTTCTTAGCAATGTTTGCTGCCTTGGGACTTGCCGCAGGGGTTGGGCGAGCACCGGACAGGGTGCGCTGTGCTGGGGGCGCACTTCCTCCACCGACCTTAGCGGGTCCTGCAGCTAAAGCTTTAGCTTTAGAGCTAGGCTTTGGCGTAGCAGGAGCTTCAGCTTTAACAAGGTCTTCTAGATAGAGGAAGGGTTCACTCATTTAATTAACCAGCACCTTCTTCGCTAAACTTACCACCGGATGGGCGGGGACTAACACCGTGGGACGCAGACACATCCCCAACGCGGCCAGGAATGGGCTCATCAATAGTAGTAGCTCCGCCCTTACGACCGGCATGCATAGCTACAAGCTGCTCCTTGGCCTTGGAGCCTTTGCGAAGGGTAGGGGCCTGTGAAGGATCTATCTGAGAGATCCTCTGACCGAGAGTTGGTTCCTGCAACAGGTTCTCTGGGACAGTCTTGGAGTTCAGGGTGCTGTCCGTTACAAGCTCAAGAGTTGCGGCGTACTTGGCGCTCTGGCACACAAACATAGAGACAGGCTCCTTGGACGTGGCCAACCTAAAGGATGTTCCTCTGTCAATAGCAATCTCATCCCCAGCAATGGCCCTACGCTCCGTATTTTCCCCACCATTGCTGGCAAGTACAAACAGAACACCAGAGAGGACACGGATAGTGCGGTCCTTCTTCTCGTGACGGTAGGTAGAGGTGGAGGTTCCTGCTAGCATAGTCTCATAGTACGTTTCGAATGTCTTGCCTCTGTAGCCTGGCACAACAAACCCTGTATCGGTTCTCTCACGAGTACCTCCTACAATAAGCTTGTTTGCAGTACGGTCAGCAAAGTCCGAGTGCTTCTTAATCTTCCTAGCATCTGGCTGTCGCCGTTTGCGCTTCAGTTCACCTAAATTAATCGTCATTGTTTGTCCCTCAATTATCTTGTTTCCATAGCTCTGTGTGGTCATATGCACCCTCTTCGTGATGACTACCCCTGTACGCCTTCTCTCCTCGGAGCATGGCAGTAAAGAAGTTAGCAGTCATGGATACATATCCAAGAGTCCACATAACTAAAGACATGACCCACAGCAGATTGCCGAAGACCATAGAATGAATAAATACTGGAGTTGCGTACATGAAGGAGGCAATCATAGCGGCCTCACCTTGTTCGCAATGGCGATGCTCGTGCTGCTGTATGGCCCACCACTTGCCTTTAACACGACGGCCAGGTCCGTAGAAAATAGCGTGGGGACCCAATGTGGTTCCTCCCCAGGTACGGAACTTACCGTACACATCCTGTGCATCCTTGTGGTTCTCAATCTTCTTACCGTCCACCTTGTAGGTGTACCAGGTACGAGAGGCCCAGGAGTACGGCTTAAGATCGCAAGTAAGAGCCCAGCTACCCTGAGTAGGCTCGCGCTCCCAGCATAGGTTCTCTCCCCAGAAAGCCCAGATCAAAACAATCAATGGCCACGAGATAACGTCCCATGCAATTGTAAATAGGTAGATAAAGATTCTATACCAAGGCTTCATCGTTGTTCTCTCCGCGCCCTCTTCCTAGCTTCCATCATGAGATAGTGATCCTGGTCACGACCTTCACGAGCTTCCTTGCACTGACAAGGAACGAAAATACCCTCTTCACCACATACAGTAGAGTCTTTCTCTTCTCCGCAATACTCGCAGCGGAACTTGGGAACGTAAGGAGGAGTATTCATTTAGCCCTTGTAGAAATACTTAGTAGGATCATTGAGATAAGGGTTGGTGCCGGGAGAGGCCTGCCTTGGCGTCCTATTGGAGAGCCTATTTATGGGCACCAACATGATGTCGGCTCCCTTGACTCTTCCATTGGGAAAACGTAGCTCCAAACGAAACGGATCACCCAACGCAACTGTATGTCTTAGCGAGGTTATGCACGTATCATCTAAGTAGACATAGCCTGACTTGGTGAAGTTTCTGGAGTCACGAGTACTCTTCGTGAGTCCACTCAGGTCCAGAACGCGCCAAACCTGCGCGTTCACCTGCTTCTTCTGAGTAGGCCAGCCTATTTCTATCATACCTTTTGTTGCACCTATACATAGTTAGTATATCATGACGTATGAGCAATAGCAATTACTTGACACCATACTTTTTCTTCATTTTGCTCAATCTTTTGAGCATCAGCTTCTTAGCGAGCAAACCAACCTTGTCAATGAATAATACTCCACCCAGATGATCGTACTCATGTTGGGCCGCAACAGCGTCCTGTCCGCTAAGCTCACACTTGAATTCTTGGCCATCTGCGTCTATGGCTTCAATGGTAATCTCGGCTGATCTCTCAATCCGCTCGAAGACACCAGGGAAGGACAGACAGCCCTCTTTGGTAGTAATACTGCCTTCCCTACGGGTAATCTGAGGGTTGATGAAGAAATGAACCTGGTCATCCACTTTGGTTGCAAACACCCGCTTAGCCACACCAATCTGAGGTGCGGCCAGTCCTAGGGCTCCGTAGCCGTTTAGAGTATCCCCCAGGTCCTGCATAAGCTCCAGAAACTCCTGGGAGGTGAAGTCTACTACATCAGTGCAGTAGGCGCGAAGAATAGAGTTGGGGAAGTAAAGGGCTCTCTTCAATGTCATCAGTCCACCTTCAATACTATTGGGGCATTAGTAGGCATATAAGCCTCTGTGTTAATTGAGGCATTGATCACCTCAACCCCGTTGGGGTCAGTAAAGTCTGTGCAGTGCCGACCGTAGCTGCCATGAATGTGCCCGCAGATGACATAACGAAGGTTCATCCTCAACGCCTCTATGCGGTCCAGCATGGACTTGCTGCCTAGGTGTGCTGCTCCAGAAACAATCTGGTCAGCACAGCCGAAGGGAGGCCCGTGGGAGATAAGGATATCCGTATCCTCTGGAACCTTGGCCCAAATCGCCTCGGGGGTGCAGTTTGTGTGGCTATATTGAAAGGACCAATTGTCTGGAAAGAAGTCTGGGGTCCAGGGAACTCCGTAGAACTTCAGCCCTGAATCAAGGTCGGTGTAGGACTCGTCTATAAGGAGGTGGATTCCGGAGTACTCGAACTGTTTGCGCACCTGGGGGTCGTCTGCCACACAAATGTCGTGGTTGCCTGGAACGACAATCTTGACCTTGTGGGGGAGGGATTCCATCCAGTCCAAGAAGTGCCCAACCTCTACGGGGTCGCCCCTTCCACAGAAGTCTCCCGCATGTACCAGGATGTCCCCCTCGGGGACCACAACCCGCTTATGATAGGTATGGGTGTCAGATATGCAAACGATGTCAGTCATTAGAAGATACCGTGAGGCATGGACTCCTTGAACCCTGCTTCCGTGATTCGAACGAACTCAGACTCGTCGCAGAGGTCAGTGAGGTTGTCCACTCCGCAGTAGGTGAGAGCAGACTTGATTCCGTCAGTCAGAGACAGGACGGTCTTCTGCACTGAGCCCTTGTAGTCGATTAGGCGTTCCGCGCCCTCCACGTACTCTGTTGCCCCGGAAAAGGATTCCTTGGCTCCATAGGAGGCTGCGCCTCGATAGACCTTGTACTTGAGCCCGGTCTTGTCATCCTTAATGACATCTCCTGGAGCTTCTCTAGTTCCGGCAAGTAGACTACCTAGCATAACTGCATCTGCACCAGCAGCTAAAGCTTTAACAATATCCCCACTGGACTTTAGGCCGCCGTCAGCAATGATGCTAATCTCAGAGTCCATAGCGTCTAGGGCCTCATACACGTCCATAACAG